GGAATGAATAACATAGATTCTCAATACCAAGCACTACTCCAAGACATCCAGACTATGAAAAGCACAGAGACTTTCTTTTAGATTTCATGAAAAAGCAAGACAGAGACGAAACGAGGATAGAAAAGGCAAAAGAAAAAAACATTTTGGTAACACATTCAAGGGTAAAAAGTATAACAGCAATATAAAGACATATTCTCCAAAAAGATTCAAAAAATAAACGATGGTAGATTCTATATTACACGTGCTTGGCCTATGTCCAGATTCTTTAAGTCATTTCAGCCTGGCTAGTCTTGCAAACGTCCAGATACATGAAGTAGCTCACATCATCAAATCAGTAAAATCAAAGTTATGGAGAATCAACAAGACGATTTTTTAGATCAGATGCAATCTGTACACGATTTCTTAAAAAGCGCTAAAGAGTGGGGATTGGAGACCGAAGTGGTGTGTTGGGCTCTACAGGCGATGAAAAACGATCCAAGATTAACACTGTCTCAGGCGATGGCCGATGGGTATTACGAGTGGGTAAAATAAAAAGACATGAGAAGACTAGGATACTGCTGCATCTCTTTGGGCATCAACCAAGGCAAGCAGAAAAAGGATCACATATCGGTGAATCGTACCATGGTAAAACGTACTTTCGATCTCAAGGGTCTGCCTTACGTAAGCGATCTTGCCATAGCCAACATAGACGACTGCCGGCGATTGCTCAAGTACAACCTATCAAAGGGCATCAAGCTATACAGGATGTCGAGCGATATGTTTGCGTTCATGGGTCTTTACGAGTTCAGTGATCTTCCTCGATTCAGCGTGATACAGTTCAAGCTGGCCGAATTAGGTAAGTTCATCGTGGATAACGACATACGAGTTTCTTTCCATCCAGGTCCTTTCGATGTGCTGGCAAGTGAGAATCAGGCGGTGGTGGATAAGACCATAGTCGATCTGGACAAGCATGCTCAGATATTCGATATGATGGGTCTGGAGGCATCTACCTACTATCCCATAAACATACACATCAATACCACAAAACCTAGCAGAGAGGACGCATCCAGGCGCTTCTGTGATAACTTCCAGAGGCTTTCTGAATCCTGTAAGAAGAGGTTGACTGTGGAAAACGACGACAGTCCAAACCAGTACTCGGTAAAGATGCTATACGATTGGGTCTACACGAAGATAGGCATATCGATAGTCTTCGATCAGCACCACTTCAACTACGGTCCAAAAGATCAGACCATGGAGGAGGCTCTTAGGTTGGCAGTATCGACTTGGAAGACAGTGCCGATAACCCACATGTCATCTTCAAGGCGTACTGAGGACTTAAATGCAGTGGTTACGGCCCACGCTGATTACATTTATGAGAGGATAGAGGCGTTTGATATTCAGTTTGACGTGGAGATAGAGGCAAAAGCAAAGGACCTAGCAGTATTCAAGTATATAAAAGACTTTTCGATATGAGAAAGATAAGACTATGGTGGAAGTTTGAAGGCAGATATTACCACAAAGACGTTTACAGGGGCATTAAAAATTTGATACGTTGGTTCAAAGTGATTTGGAAAGATCGCGACTGGGATCATTCATACATCTTTGAGATCCTGAAGACGAAACTGGAACACCAAGCAGACTACATAGGCAAGAACGGTTATCATGTCGATGCCAAAACAGATGCCCAGAAGATGATGACCTGCGTGAGACTGATCGATAGAGTCAAAGAAGAGACCTATCAGAGCGAGTACACAGACTATCACAAGTCTAAATTCGATTGGACGCCATGCGAAGTTCCAGAAGACGTCATGGAGAAGTTCAGAGAAGACGGAGACATAGAAGATGACGGCCCTTTTTACCAGATGGAGGTCACAGAGCTGTCAGAGAACTTCTATGACTACTTTGCAAAATACCCACACGCATACAGAGAGGTCACAAAGTCTGACAAATACATCTTCGAAAACGATACCAAGGAGAAGATAGCGATGAACATGGGATACTACCTTGACAAAAAGGCCAATAGGATCCTGTTCAAGATGCTAGAGACACATCTCAGGTCTTGGTGGGACTGATATTTATTAACTCAAAAACGTTACATGATGAAAAAGGTACTATTACTGATACTGATCACGATCGCCAGCGGCGCTTTTTTGTGCTTCTCTAACACAGACAACGAAAAATCCAAGCAATGCACTAAGGAGAACGTGTACCTTGAGCTTAAAAGGTCTGGGGTAGCATACGTAGACGTCGTGTTTGCTCAGATCTTGCTAGAATCTGCTGAACTCAAAAGTCACATCACCAGATCCAACAACAACTTTCTTGGGATGAAGATGCCGACAAAGAGACCTACCACCGCCGCCGGTCAGTTGAATGGATACGCCCTATATCCTGGATGGGAGGCTTGCATTCAAGACTACTTGCTATACCAAAAAAGCATACTTGAAAAGAAGCCACTTACAAGATCTCAATATATGGCATTCATCGGTAAGAGATACTCCGAGTGCGGGACTTACAAAAAGAGGATCCTTCGAGTGATAAAAGAAAATCGCGAGTTCATGAGGTCACAAGACAGCGTATATTACTGTTCTACTCTATAGTTAGATTTCTCCAGGTAGACATTTCCAATTACTTTTATAAAAACAACGTTATGACAAGAGAACAAGCGGCAAAAGAGCTGGTAGAAAAGACATTCCACTCCCTGTGCTTTGAAAAGAGCTCATTTACTTCCGAGGATGTAAGACGGGTGTGCTTAGAACTCATCGACAGGGAGATGGAAAGAACAGAATTCGTCACGGAAATAATCGGAGAATAGCATGGTCATAAAAAACATAGATCATCTCATCTCTCTGTTTGATGCCGAAGACAAGAAGAGGATCGTCTTGATAGGTAAAGCGGCTTCTGGAAAAGATCATGCGAGAAAGATCCTTGAAGAAAGAGGATATCCCTACCAGATCTCTTACACAACCAGGCCTATGAGGGCGGGTGAAGTCCACGGAAAAGACTATTATTTCATCCCAGAGTACAAGTTTCAAGATCTGGTCAAGATGAACTTCTTCTACGAACACGTCTCTTTCAACGGATGGCAATACGGCACGTCTAATGCCCAGATGAAGACAAAAGGTTGCATATTCATCATGACACCGTCTGGTCTTGCTCACATGTCAGAGGAGGACAGGAAAGAATCTTTGGTGGTATGCTTTGATATTACAGAGGATGTCAGAAGAGAAAGGCTTGCGCTGAGATCTGACGCGGATACGGTTGACAGAAGGCTTGAAGCAGACAGAAAAGACTTTGAAGATTTTGAGAATTACGACATCATCATAAACGACCCAAACTTTGAATAACATGGAAAAGAAATACAAAGTACAATATTGGCAAGATGGTAATTATGCCGTTTTTAAAGTAGAAGAAGATGAATCTGGCATGGTAAATGGAGAACTTGGCTCAGCTTTAATAATAGGCTCACTTGCAGATTGTGAAGCATACATAAGACTTCATGAGGGTGGCTATATGAACTAAAACTTTAAAATTCACAACACATGATCACATACAACATCGGAGACACTGTGATGTTCTCCACTCAAAAAGGCACAGTAAAGATAGGCGTCGTAAAGGATACGAAAAACGTTCTGCACCAAGACGAGTACGAAGACGTCTACACGATAGAGCTAGAAACTGGCAAGCTCCATTATGTCGATTCCAGCCACATGATAAACAAGGTAGGAGCATGATCACAGCGCACAGAAAACTCCTTAGACAGAAAGACGATCTGTACGAGGTGATAGAGACTTTCGGGATCGAGTACTTTTACAATGACGAAAAGCTTTTGAAACAGGAACTATTTGGCAGTTGGAAAGGGCATCTTGGTGCTGATGTTGCCTTGAAAAACGACTCCAGGTTCTTCTTCTGTAAAAAGATCGAGGAGATCGAGTTCGAAATGGTCAGCACAGAAGTCATTGAAGCATAATTCTTGTATATTTATAACAAAAACAAACGACATGGCAGATAATTTTGATTTACAGGGCTGGATGCGTGAGCAGAAGCAAGGACCTTACACAGGAGCTAAAGGGGCAGAGAGGGTCTCTTTCAAATCTTCAAGACCAAAATCCAAGACAGGACTCAACGAAGGACTCATGGGGATGATGGATCTTCAGGCTATCAATGGCATCATGAGAGAAGAGGAGGAGATGGATGAAGTTGAAGACATGTATGAAAATACAGAAATGGAAATCTCTAAAAAGTGGGACTTGATATCAGTAGAAGAAAAAGAAGAAATTTTAGACTCAGAAGATTTCTCAGAAGAGGGCCTTGCTGACTATGCATACATGGGCTGGAAGATGATACCGGAAGAGGTTAGAGAGCTGATAACTGACAAAGTGATGAAAGCCAAGATAACTGAACCTGAAGAAGACGAAGACGAGAAGATGGCCTCGATGGCGATGAAGCAGGCCAAGAAGGGGGCAAAAGCGATAAAAGGCTTGAACCCTGACAAAGACATCCACGATCTTCTTTACGGAGACGACGAAGAAGACGAAGATCTCTACTGATAAGTTTGAAGTTTGACACACTATAAAAAGAAAAGGGGCGCTTCCAACGTCCCTTTTTCGATCTAAATGGTTACGAAATGAAAAGGTTACGCACATCCCCGCTAAACACGAGACAAGAAGAGTACAGAGACGATCCTTGGAAGATGCTCTTGGCTTGCATGATGCTCAACCAGACCAGCCACAAACAGATGGATCAGATCCGGCACGAGTTCTTTAGAAGGTGGCCAGACTCAGAGTCTCTTTCTCAGGCAGATCCGCAAGAGATAGCGCAGCTGATAAAGCCCTTGGGATTCTACAACAGAAGGGCAAAGTCGTGGATAGAGTTCTCGAGACAGTGGACAGAGATAAAGTCGCAGCACAGAGACCTCACGAAAGTCCCCATAGACGTGTTGAAAAAGCTGAAAGGCGTAGGAGAATACGCTCTAGATTCTTGGAGGATATTCCAGCTATACGAGTACGATTTTGAACCAGGAGACAAGGTGCTTAGACCTTTTTGCGAGTGGGCACGAAGTCAGATATGAAAAACTGCAATATTGAATTAGAGCTCATTTAGGGCTCTTTTTTTGTGTGGTCTATGTTCTATATCAAAACGACGTCAAAATCAAACCTTGAGCATCTGGGAAGCTTCTATGGTGGTTCTAGAGGTTATACTGAACCTGACTTCTTAGATCTGGTCTTAGTGATAGGAGCAACAGAGCTGGTTGGTTCAGGGTCGACAGAGACAGATCCACTGTACGCTCTCAGTGTTGCGCTGTAGTATGGATTAGTGTATTCGACCACCATAGAGCCAGAGTAGACCAACGACTTTGGTGCGTCTGTCAGCTTCAAGATCTCTTCTTCGAATACAGAACCTGATGGTATGTATGCTAGGTCTCTCATCTTTGCTTTGAGAGCATCGAAAGTCATATATCCAGAAGATACGATGTCCGTTGACAGTTTGAGAACCGGAGTTATCGCGTAGCTCTGAGAAGGGGACAGGCTAGAAGTAGTTGAGTTTACCAGTACCTTGTCGAATATGTTTATGTTTGCTGTATATTGCATGTCTTGCGTTTTATTAACTAGATTATGATTCCCAAACCCCGTCGTCTACGGTTATGACTGTACTCGAATCGATGACTTTTCTTTGTACTGTGGTTTGAGTGATCATGTAGTACACCTGTTCTCCGATCCCATTTTCAAAAGTTAAGAATATTCTATCGTTTACCACATCTATTGCGCCCATTCCCATAGGAGCAAGTGAGCTTGATACTGTCTTCTTCAGATTGAGATTGAGATCGTATACAAAGATGTGCAGCTCGGAGTTCACGTAATCAGGTTGATCTGTGTATATGTAAACCACCGATTCGCTTCCCATATAAAATTCCCAAGATCCATAGGGAGCATACGGAAAAGTCACCTCGTCTGTTATGGAGTTAGAAGTCAACACTCTTCCTGTGATGCTTCCAGTAGGGGCATAGTAATCAGGTTTAACCAGCAGCATCGCGCCGTTGTTTATTCCAGATTCTCCAAATCCATAAGTAAAGTATCTTCTGCTGTAGAACGTGTCTATCTGTTTAAATGCGTTCGTAGCAGAGTTGAAGTACCAGTTGTAGTTTGCGTAAGACCAAGTTCTTATGTACAGAGAGTTGTATCTAAATCTGTAATTCGGTTCGTTTCCGTTCAGTATCAGCGTGTCTGCCACTGTGTTTGGAGTGATCATCTTGTAGTATGTCTGATCGTCTCCTGAAACGTAATATCCGTACATCGTATAGTCTCCGATAGGTTCGAATGCTATATCGTAATATCCGTTGTTTACTACGCTGATATCTGGAATGACTTGAATAGTATTCACGCCTACGTCTGTTATCACAAGCGCATTTAGATCTCCAGAGGCAGAATTTACTAAGTTGTAGTTCAGTACTATGTTATTGCTTGTCGGATACATAGACTCCTGTCTTGGGATTCTCAATAAGCTGCCAGACATACTACTTGAAGCAAATACGTGGTTTTTGTGGGTTGATCCTGGGAACAGATAAGTTACATCTGCGTAGTTTACAGTCCAGTTCAAGAAGTACGTGCTGTCTTGAGATCCTGTATAGAACAGTATTGCTACAGATTCTGGATAATAGGAGCTTGCCGTAGATGAATCAAGATAAGGATTTAATCCGCTCTTGTTTCTTGCATAGATATTGTAGTTTGTAAAGTTCGTTCCTTGCTCATGCCACCAAGTCAGATCATCTCCTTGATACACGTCTACAGTTTCATCGTAGTTGATCATGTAGAAAGGCTGAGTTGTGTCCAAAGAGTTGTGGAGCACCAGTTGTAGCTTTCCTGTGCCATAGAAGAATCTATCCATCGTATCAAAATGGTATGAAGAAACATCTATGCTCTTCATCAGATTGCCATTGGTGTCCCAGAACTGTATTGTCTGGTATGTCATTGCAACGCTATCATACGTAGATAAGAAAACAAATCCAGCGTAGTTGTAAACGTAGCTCTGAGCATATTGATTCGTAGAAGAGTTCAATATGTTTAACACATACGCTTTATCTTTGTTTATCAACACGGTTGCATAGTCTCCTGAAACCCCATTGTAGTCTGTGACATACGCCACAAAGCATCCTACGTTGTTTACTGAGTCGTAGTTATTGTCCAAATGCACGTTAGTAGATCCCGTAAACGTGTGAGTATACGTGCTATCTCCGTCAAAGTATGTCAGCTCTACGCCTCCACTGATAGGATAAAAATATGCATATCCATAGTAATCAAGAGGTTCTACTCCAAAAAACGTACCATCATCTATCACGGGCATAGACGAGCTCACTATCTCTCCTCTTGTATTCACAAAAACAGTCTGTTGAAAGCTTCCACTGTCAAAAGCAAGCACGTATCCTTTGTTGTTGACTATCCCAGAGTATGCAAAAGACCAATCGCCTATTAATACCCCAGTATCCACGATCGGAGTTGTTTCTCCAAGCTGAGCGTCCATAACGAAATATTCGTATGTAGGACTGAACTCACCTTGAGTCGTTAGCACATGTACGCTGTGTCCGAATTCCCCGCCACGATCTCCTATGTAGTAGTCAAGAGTAGCGTTGTCTTGTGTAACTGACGCTATCAGACCCTTTTGCTGAGGAGTGACTGGGATCATCGCTGTGTCTCCTGGGTATAGGGTTGCAAAGCTTTGAATCGATTGTGAAACAGGGAGATATTCGCTTCCTGAGGTGTAAAAGTCAGGCCTTACGTATAGCTTGATGGCAGTACCAGGATCGTTCGACGGAAGAGATTGTGCAAACACAAAGGCTCCGTGAGGTCCGCAATCTTGGGTAGACAGAGGCTCATAAACACCGCTGGTCAACACCAATCTGCCATACTCGCTGTAGTTTCCATCGATGCCAAAGTCTTTCGATCTTATGGAACTGACAGACACAGGAAGCGTGTTGTTGGTGAATATATTGAGTTTTGTAGAAAAAGTTCCCATTTTTTGTTTTTGTTTTATGTTATCCGCGTTCTCCGAAGAAGTAGTCTAGTTTTGCAGTTGTGGTCGTTGACAGATTCAGAACTTTTACGGAAACTATTTGAGCATCGTCTAACAGAGGGAACCAAGCAAAGTCTCCAGGCCACAGATTCATCGCCAAGATCTCAGTGCTGTTTTTATCCACAAGGTACACGTTTATCTTCGCTGAGTTTGTGGGCAGAGATTTTATGTACATGTATGTTGTGCCTGATGGGTTTGATTTCTGAGAAGGACCGTATATGGCCACCTTCTTATTCATAGGCAGAACATCAGACGCAAAGTCAGCATTCAGATTCACTTGGTTTGATACAGTTGTGCTCAATGACACTGGATCTGGGAATATATCGCTGGTTTGTAGACTCAGCGTTGCGTTTATCGTAGACATTATGTTCTGGGTTTAGTATAAATATTCTATAATAAATATTGACTACTGCGTGTCTTTTCTGAAGTATTTTCCAAGCACGTTTTCGTTGTAACTATCTACATGGAGGACTTTGTATTCAAACTGGTGGTAAGTCTCCCAGTAGCTCAAACTTTTTTTGTTGAAACACACGATCAAGATCTCTCTTTTGAAGCCGTCTTTTCCTACGGTCTTTACGTCTTCTAACAGCGGTTTACAGCTC